AACCAAGCGCAGTATTGAACAATGTAATGATGAGTTAAAGCTAACATAGCTCAACTTGATAACGCCCCCATCGGTTGCCCAACCGTATATCGAACAAAGACGGGGTGTGGTTTCTTGTAGATAAGAGACCGATCCCCAAGTTCAGATAAAGACGGAGTTTTATATTTCCGGGCAACCATCAATTTCACTCAGTGAGTAGATAACTCGTCATTAAAGAGATGACTAAGTATATTACTTTGAAGTGAAATTGGGAGACGATCAGTGGCTGAGGATAGATCATAGGAGAATAATGGAACTGAACCAAAAGGGACTCTAGAAAGAGCCTTCTCTTGGTTGAAAGTACCATCCATAGGTAATTTTCTCAAAATACTGAAAATTACTTTATGCAATGGGTATAATGCCCATTGAGTCCACGGATCTACCATAGCAAATAATCTTACCTTTCCTGCACCTTCTTCTTTTATTGAAAGTTTTCCATTAAATCCTGATGATTCAACTGGTATTATATTGGATCATAAAGATAAAAGTGGAGAATGACCTGAGATTCTAGCTATACTTAAGAGAGTGTCGGACAGACCCTCTTTTGTAAGCGTATAATGTGTTCTCTTTAAAGAAAGAGAATGAGAGTTATACTCTCCTAAATTGGTCTTAACCTGTGGACCACTCGAATAAAGTGGAAACAGACGACCATATTCAGACAATGATTCAACAGATATCTCCGGGAATAACTTAGCAAAATCAGGTATATATTTATATATATCTGATATTCGAGAAGTTTGAGTGGAAGAGTCTGTAATAGTTGATAACTTTAAAACACCTGGATAGTTTATATTTCTATACAAGGAAAATAAAGTTAACCAAACTCGTAAGACTCTTTTATCACCCCTTCTTATTAACTTTCGTTGAAAAGAAGGAATGATACGAGGAAAACCTGATCGGTCCCTGGATATTCTACAACCAAGAGGACCAGTATCAGAAATTACATAACCTGCGCTTACCTGCTGTAATAGAACTTGACACGCCTTCATGTATTTTACCACATAAGGACGACCGCCAGCCCTAAAAAGCCGGTTCAATTGTCGTAGGTATAGTACC